GAACTAAAAAAATTTGATATGAAAAGCATCACGTTTAAGATTAACGAGTCGAAAGGGCCAGTCGTAGTGCTTATTGGGCGACGTGATACCGGCAAATCATTTCTCGTGCGCGACTTGCTCTACTACCATCAAGATATTCCGATTGGCACGGTTGTCGCCGGCACGGAAGAGGGGAACGGGTTTTACGGCAAGCTCGTGCCTAAGCTCTTCATCCATAACGAGTATAACACTGCAATCATTGAGAACATTTTGAAGCGCCAGCGCCAAGTGCTCAAGCAAATGCGCAAAGAGATGGAGGCATTTAAGCGCAGCAGCATTGACCCGCGCGCATTCGTTATCCTGGATGACTGCCTGTATGACAACACATGGGCGAAAGATAAAATGATGCGATTACTTTTTATGAACGGAAGACACTGGAAGATCATGTTAGTCATCACAATGCAATATCCTCTTGGCATCCCGCCGACACTGCGCACAAACATTGATTTTGTTTTTATTTTGAGAGAAAACTACCTGGCCAACAGGAAGCGCATTTACGAGAATTACGCCGGCATGTTTCCCACATTTGAGGCGTTCTCGCAAGTGATGGACCAATGCACAGAAAACTACGAGTGCTTGGTCATCAACAACAATGTAAAAACCAATAGACTGCACGACCAGGTGTTCTGGTATAAAGCCGATGCGCACGGCGAGTTCCGTCTTGGGTCTAAAGAGTTCTGGGAATTGTCAAAGGATATGGGGTCGGATGACGAGGAAGAAAAGTATGACCCGAATGCGAACAAAAAACGTGGCGCAGGACAAACCATCAATGTAAAAAAAACAAAATGGTAAGGATATGATAAGGATAAGATATAATGCTAATAATATAAATACTTAATGCCCGGATTACCTGAGGGGGTCTAGCAACGCGGACCGAACGTAAAACGATACGTGAGCAAGTGCGTCCCCATATTTTTGTCGCATCGTGATGTCTTCTGGTTCCATCTTTGGTGCGTCTTCCGCCTTGATGTTTTCCAACTCTTGGCCTGCTTCCACTACTTCAATCGTATTAATTTCTGTCTCATTGGAAGATAAATTCAAATGATAAATGTCTTCTGCGGCTCGTTTTTGCACGGTTGCAATAAAGTCGCGCACAGATAGCGACGGAGATAGCATATATTTATGTCTGTCCATTGAATACACGGCTTTGACATAACATACTTGGGCCATTTCATAATTCATGTTCATATTTGTATTGAGGCGTGTGTTTAGTGGTTAGTGTTTGTAAATAATTACTGTTTATTATTTACAAATTATAGTTTCAATTTTATTGTTTTATTGTTTTCAATTTAGCATTTAACCTGATGAGTTTATTTATCTTTATCTTTTTTTTCCTTCCCCATCACTACGTTTTCTCCTTCAAAGAGCTCATTGCGAATATTAGCGACTGAAATGTGCTCGTACTCACTATCCGCCGCGGTCTCCTGAGACTGCGCCAACAATGCGCGCTCCTGGGTGTTCATATTCGTGATATTCACGAGCTTGCCCTCTGCATTAATCGTCTGGGTTAGAACATTCCCCGATTTTTCAGCCTTCTTGATATTTTCCTCCATGGCCTGCTGACGTGTTTCCTTAATGCGTTGCTCAAATGCGGTCTTGGCGTTCGCCTCATTTTGGCTCTTGTTGTGTGCCAGCTGATTTAGCTCTTCTTCCATATACTCGACGCGACCGGTCTTATACGCTTCGGGGTCAAACGGCATCCACACACCGCATTCACCGGTGTAAATGTCGTGGTTCGGGTCGCGTTCTCGCAGCATTTTGCTGCGCAATTCTGCCTCGGCCTGACTGGGGAATGCGCCCCTAAATTTAATTCCGCGGGTAGAGGTTTGAAAATTGTGCGCGACATTAAACTCCTTCTCTAGACGGTCTTCATTATGGTCAAGGTAAGTTTTGTATTCATCTTCTAAAGTATTGTTTACTAAATTGGCGCGCTCGTCTTTGATGAATTCTTCATAATCTTTCATCAAATCTTCAAATGAAATTTTATATTTGAAGGAAACAAAATTTAAAAATTGGGAAAACTTTTCCATAGATTTAGCAAAATCCCACTTCTTTAGGAAAGCGGAAAAATAAAACATTTCTTTTTGTTTCAAGATTTTTTCAGGAGATAGGAACGACAATAAACAATAAGATTGTCCGGCGATGGGTGGGTCTACATCTAGCAAATCAATATATTTAGAATTAATTTCCCCATTGGGATGAACCCTTCTCTCAAAGTTGATTTCTTTTTTTGCATCGGGTTGCGTTTGTTGACCTTGACCTGGAGCTTTACCGTGTTTTGAGTTTTTTCCCATAATACTTTATCTATTCTTTTAATTTTAAGTTATTTATCGCATATATATTAATATATTTTCTAACTTATTTATATAATGTTTGGCGATATGATTGACATGAGTGAAGTTATCAAACGGATTATTAAGTATTTGGTGGAGGGGTTTATGGTTGCCATTGCGGCCTATGCCATCCCCAAGCGTTCCCTTAATATTGAGGAGATTGCGCTCCTTGCGCTAACTGCGGCGGCAACCTTTAGCATTTTGGATACATACGTCCCTGTTACTGGCATGAGCAGTCGCCAGGGTGTTGGCCTTGGTATTGGCTTTAACATGGTTAAGGCGAGCGCTGGCGGGTTTTAAATGCATTCAATAAATGAACCATTGCATTAATAATAATTCAATCACTATGATTATTGAATTATTTTTTTGAAGCTTGATAATTTTGTAAAATGCTAAATGATATAGGTTCAGGTTATACCAATGAAGATTTGAAATGGGACGCTCTTTAGAGCGTCATTTCAAATTGTCACTGGTATCTGACCGTTGCCGTAAACTTGTTGAATTAAAATGGAACATTTTAATTCTTCAACGGTTTAAATAGTTGGGATAAAGCTCCAATTCAATTCTGCGCACATTCGTTTCCATATTTCGTCTTGTTCAATGATTTTTTCGCGGTCTTTAAGCATTGGGATATCATGTAGGTGCTGACGTTCATCTAGCGATTCGCATAATTTATACAGAACATAATAATAATTTAAAAAGTTGACACGGTCATTCGGGCAGAATTTTGAATAAGGCGCCAACAATTCATTGAACAGATTACATAGAGTGTCTTCAAATTCTGGACTAAATACGGGTGGTTTAATGCCCATTTTGTTTTTAATAAACTGAATATGCTCATAATATTTGTTATATCCCAGTTTTTTCAGGATTTCTTTAGACTTGGTGTAGGTCAGTTCATCCAGCTGTATGCGCTCTTTTTTGATTTGCTGCTTGATGCTTTCCACCACTTCGGGAGGAATTTGTGTAGTTTCTTTTCCCTGGTATTGCGCGAGAATTTCTTTAAAATGATTGATTTTTTTGTAGGCATAAAAGCACACTTCTTTAGGGGGTTCTTTATAGGACGGTTTTTCATTTTCAATTAAGTAGGGAACATTTTTAAAACAGCTGTTGCAAATAAGGACGCCTTCATCTTCTTGAGGAATAAGTTCGCCCTCGTGACAATAGCTGCAGAAGTCGGTGTAATTTAAGTAATTATTAATATCTAGAAAAGATTCATCAATGTTGCACAAATATTTATGAACGATGTTTTTGTTTACTTGTTCATTTTGCTCTACATCTGGGGTTTTAATTTTGAAAAAGTTATTCAACATTTTAGTTTTACTATTTGGATTAGCGGCCAACTCATTTTTGGAGATGTTTTTTTTATTTTCAAAGTATTCAAAAATATATTTAGAGTTGTCTAACAGGTAGTCTTTTTTCTTCCCTTTTAGTTGTTTAATATTCGCGGTGATGTCGTCTATCCGGTCTTTAATGTCAAGTGTTTCTTCTACCGTTAACTTTTTGTCATCCGCTATTTTTTTGAGAAGTTCTTCCTTTTCTTGTTTTAATTTAGGAAGTTTGTCATGTTCATCCTTGTTAAACTCATTAATAAACTCTCTATGCTTCCCATCTAATGTGGTGGAATTTTTCTTGCTGATTTTTATATTTTTTGCTGGTTTTGTTTTAAAGGAGGGCATCTTGATTTATTAAATATAAACCGGTATATTTAATTTATTATTTTCATAATTAATATTTTATAATTAATATTAATATTTCATCAATTATATCATATCACAAATTATAAATAACATTAAGTTGAAATAAAGCGTTTTTAATATTTCTTCAATACAAATAAT